CAATGAAGGGTGTTAAGGAGGAAGAAGAGGTCGAAGGTGAAGTAGTTGCCGAGCAAGAAACTTCTGAAGAAGAAGTGGTTTCTGAAGAAGAAACTACTACAGAAGAAGAAGTTGTTGCAGAAGCTCCTACATATACTGAAATCGATGTCCAAGAGGATGTTGAGGCACTTCTTGGTGACCAAGAACTCTCCGAAGAGTTTAAAGAAAAAGCAAAAGCAATTTTTGAAGCAGCAATTGGTTCTAAAGTTGCATCAATTAAAGAAACTTTAGAAGCATCTTATGAAGAAGAGATTTTAGAAGAAGTTTCTCAAATAAAAACCGCTCTTAATGAGCGTGTAGATTCATACCTTGAGTATGTTTCTGAAGAATGGTTCAATGAGAACCAACTTGCTGTTCAAAGTGGTCTGAAGGAGGAATTATCCGAATCCTTCATGACTGGACTGAAGAGTCTTTTTGAAGAACATTATGTAACAATCCCTGAAGATAAGTATGATGTACTTGAGAGCATGGTAGAAAAACTTGATGATATGGAGACAAAACTCAACGAGCAGATTGAGAAAAATGTTTCCCTTAACAGGCGTCTCTCAGAGTCGGTTGCTGATGGAATCCTTGATGACGTTTCTGAGGGCCTTGCTGCTACTCAGAAAGAGAAGCTCGCTTCACTTGCTGAGAGTGTAGAGTTTGAAAGTGAAGAATCTTATCGTGAAAAATTGGAGACATTAAAGGAAGCATATTTTGCTTCAAAACAAACTTCTCCATCCGTTAAATCTGAAAGTCTATCAGAAGGTGTAGACAATTCTCCTGAAACAGTTTCAGGATCTATGGCTGCATATCTGAAAACTCTTCATCATTTAACAAATAATTGAATTTAATATTATAATTCAAACTAAAAACTAAAACACTTTAAAGGTAAATAGCAAATGTTCCAATCCGAACAGTTGCAGGAAAAGTGGGCTCCCCTTCTAAACGCTGAAGGATGTGATGAGATTAAAGATTCTCATCGTAAAGCCGTAACCGCTGTCCTGCTAGAGAACCAAGAAAAATTTCTGAGAGAGCAACAGGCTTTCTCTGAGTCAGGTTCATTCCTGACTGAAGGACCTACCAACTCTGTTGGTAATGGTGGATATACCTCCGGAGGTGGTACAAACACCGCAGGTTTCGACCCTGTACTGATCTCCCTGATCAGACGCGCAATGCCTAACCTGGTCGCATATGACCTTGCAGGCGTACAACCAATGAGCGGTCCTACTGGACTTATCTTTGCAATGCGCTCACGCTACAAGACTCAGGGTGGCGAAGAAGCAATGTTCAACGAAGCAGATACTGCTTTCTCTGGACAAGATTCCAACTTCAACCTGACCGCTGGCGCTTCTGAGATTGGCGTTGGTATGGGTACTACATCACAGAGTGGTGAGAACCCTGGCGCTCTTAACCCCGTAGGCACCGCTGTATCCACCGGATACAACGTAGGTCAGGGCATGCGTACTGACAAGGCAGAAGACCTTGGAGATGGCATTGGTGCCTTCAACCAGATGGCATTCTCAATCGAGAAAGTCACTGTAACCGCCAAGTCAAGAGCTCTGAAAGCAGAGTACTCCTTGGAACTGGCACAAGACCTTAAGGCAATTCACGGTCTTAACGCTGAAGCAGAACTTGCTAACATCCTCTCTACTGAAATCCTTGCGGAAATCAACAGAGAAGTCATCAGAACAATCTACAAGGTTGCTGAGCAAGGTGCTGTTCAGAACACTGCAACTCCAGGTATCTTCGACCTTGACATCGACTCCAATGGTCGTTGGTCCGTTGAGAAGTTCAAAGGACTTCTGTTCCAAATCGAGCGTGATGCTAACGCAATCGCACAAAGAACTCGTAGAGGAAAGGGCAACATCATCATGTGCTCTGCTGACGTAGCGTCTGCACTGACCATGGCTGGTGTGCTCGATTACACCCCTGCACTCAACGCTAACCTTAACGTTGATGACACTGGTAACACCTTCGCTGGTGTTCTGCAAGGTAAGTATCGTGTATATATCGATCCTTATTCTGCTAACCTTACTGCTGCTAACGGCACTCCTGGCAACCAGTACTACGTTGTTGGTTATAAGGGTTCTTCACCTTATGACGCAGGTCTCTTCTACTGCCCATACGTTCCTCTTCAGATGGTTCGTGCAGTTGGTGAGAATACCTTCCAACCCAAGATCGGCTTCAAGACTCGTTATGGTCTGGTTGCTAATCCCTTCGCAGAAGGAACAACACAAGCAGCAGGCGCTCTTACTACTAATAAGAACCGCTACTACAGACGTGTTGCTGTTAAGAACCTTATGTGATCCTTTTTCACAAGGTTATACGAGAGGTCCCAGAGGGACCTCTTTTTTTATGCTAAATAATTGAAAAAAATGCCGATAGAATCAGCGATAACAAATAAGAATTTTTTATCACCAACTGGTTTTAAATTTTCATTAAAAAGAAGTCCCAAAGCAGCATTTTTTTGCAACCAAGCAAATATTCCTGATATTAATTTAGGAGTCGCTAATCAACCAACATACCTTAAGGATATAGACATTCCTGGAGATAAACTTGTTTTTGGTGATTTAAATATTCGTTTTTTGGTTGACGAAGATTTGGGAAATTATATGGAGATTCAAAACTGGATGAGAGGTCTTGGGTATCCAGAAGAAGTTCAAGAGTTTAGAGATTTGGTAAAAAGTTCAGATGTGAGAGCTCCCTATGTAAAGGATAGACAAAACATTTATTCTGATGGAACTCTTCAAGTACTGAATAGTAATTTAATTGCAAAATTTCAAGTCAATTTTGATGATCTGTTTCCAGTCTCATTATCAACGATTAGCTTTGACGCAACAGATACTGACATTGATTACTTTACAGCAGACGTAAGTTTCAAGTATACTGTATACAATATAACCGACTTAGAAAATAATCCCCTATGATCGATCTTGATAAACTTCAAGATATGTGGGAAAGAGATTCAAAAATTGATATGGATAATCTCCATACAGAATCAATAAATATCCCTTCTCTTCACGCAAAATATTTTGAAATATATAATACAATCTTTCTACTAAGAAAAAAATCTGAACAGCAAAGAAAGAATGTAAGACATGAACGCTATGAATACTTTAGTGGTAAATCTGATCCTGATGTATACATAGAAAATCCTTTTCCCAAAAAAATTAGAGATAAAGATACAATGCAAAAGTATCTTGATGCTGATGAAAAACTATCTACAGTATGTTTAAAGATTGATTATTATGATACGATGCTTGTCTATATTGAGAGCATACTGAAGCAGATAACTAATAGAACTTATCAAATTAAAAACGCAATAGAATTCATGAGGTTTAACTCAGGACTAGGATAATGGAAGAAGAATTTGAACCAAGTCAAGATTTTGATTACTCAGTCAATTTGACTATAGAGGATATTCACCTCTTACATTACTGTGTTTTGAAGAGGATTGAAAGTTGGGAAGGTTCTCCTGCCAGACATCCAACGGAGCAAGAGCACCTTTGGTACTTAAGAGATTCTTTGTATAGAATGATATTAGAATATAAGTTTGAGAATATGTAATAAATATTTGTAGATGAATGGGTCTACGTGATTGATACGACTGCCAATCTTGTTATATCTAAATCAAACGAAGTATTTTTAAAAATTAATACAGAACCTCATATTGAACATGAACTTAGAGACCACTTTAAGTTTGAAGTTCCTAATGCAAAATTTATGCCACAATATCGTGGTAGAAATTGGAATGGAGAAATTCATTTATATGACATGAGGTCAAAACAAATCTATGTGGGTTTGTTGGATAAGATTGTCCAATTTTGTAAAAATTATGGATACACTTATAAGTTTGAAGATAATAAATTTTACGGCACACCTTTTGAAGAGAATAATCATATCTCATATGAGGGTGTCAAAGATTACATGAATTCCATTTGTGCTCATACTCCCAGGAAATATCAAATAGAGGGAGTATATGGTGCCCTAAAACATAATAGAAAACTGTTGATATCGCCAACTGCTTCTGGCAAATCTTTGATGATTTATTCTCTAGTAAGATATTATGTAGATAAAGGACAAAAAATCCTCTTAGTTGTTCCGACGACATCTCTTGTAGAACAGATGTATAAAGATTTTCTTGATTATGGTTGGGATGCTGAGTCATATTGTCGCAAAATTTATTCTGGTAGGGAAAAAAGTAATGAATCTCCAGTAACAATTACTACGTGGCAATCCGTATATAAATTGGATAGAACTTTCTTTGAAGAATATAATTGTATTATAGGTGATGAAGCTCATCTTTTCAAGAGCAAATCTTTAATATCTATAATGACTAAACTTCATCATGCCAAGTATAGATTTGGTTTTACTGGTACTTTAGATGGCACACAGACGCACAAGTGGGTGTTAGAGGGGTTGTTTGGACCATCATATAAAGTAACAAGAACTGATGAATTAATGAGACAAGGGCACTTATCTCAATTGGATATACAATGTATAGTTTTAAAGCATAAACCCAAAAACTTTGAAACTTATAATGATGAAATTGAATATCTAATCTCTCATGAACAAAGAAATAGGTTTATTAAAAATCTTTCTCTAGACCTAAAAGGAAATACACTTATTCTTTTTGCAAGAGTTGAAGCTCATGGCCAGATATTATATGATCAAATAAATATGAATAAGAGTGATAATCGTAAAATATTTTTCGTACATGGTGGAGTAAATGCAGAAGAAAGAGAACTAGTAAGAGAAATAACTGAGCAAGAAAACAATGCCATTATCGTTGCATCTTACGGAACTTTTAGTACTGGTATCAACATTAAAAAATTACATAATGTTATCTTTGCTTCACCAAGTAAATCAAGAATACGTAACCTCCAAAGTATAGGAAGAGTTCTTAGAAAAGGAAAGGATAAAGTAAAAGCAACTTTATAT